AAGAGAACCGGCATCTGCATGGTAAAGGTGCTTATGAAGGCTATGGCAAGCGAAATAATGGTACACTCTGGTCAGCATACAACGCCGCTACCCATTGGTCTAGCCATCCTAAGAGCAAGACAGGTAGTAACCACAATGTTAAAGTAACAAGAGAAGACAGGGTCAGAAAGATGCTGGCTTCTGATAGTTGGAAAGAGTTGTTAGCTGCATGAACTGCTGGCACTGTAAGACTAAGTTGGTTTGGGAAGGTGACCATGACATGGGGCATGAAGATGAAACCTATGTTATGGTCACTAACCAAAGGAGGAGAAGGAAATGAGTATCATTGAAGGTAAGGTTTGGGGTAGCACAGAGCCTCTACTCCAATCCCCTGCCGTGGAAATACACCGTATCAAGGTAGAATTGGGCGGTTATTGCTCACAACATAAACATCAGGCCAAAATAAATGCTTTCTATGTAGTCTCTGGTGAGTTGGAGATACAAAGATGGAAAGACTACGGTCTATGCGACAGCACCTATCTGTTTGCTGGTGATATGTCTATCGTACCGGCAGGTGAGATGCATAAATTTATAGCCCACCAAGAGACAGAAGCTCTGGAAATTTATTGGACAGAACTCGAACACTCTGATATTCTCAGAGAGAACGTTGGTGGTGCAACCCCAGCAAAATTAAGAGAGGTAATATGATTACTGTATTAACTATAGTATTACACACACCATTAATCTTGGATATAATTGGTATTATAATCTATAGTGGAGATTAATTCTGAATTAGATTTTGTGCCGCAACCTAGAAAGGAAATGGAAAATGGGAAGAATGAGTGACCTCGACATCGAACGTCAAGAAAACAATCCTGAAGAACCTGAACAGGAATATCCTGATTGTCTAACAGCAATCGGATTAGCCATGACTCTCGCCGAAATGCTAGTTCAACAAAAATATATCCAATCAGAGTTTAAGCTTCAGGCATTACATGACATCGAAAAAACCATTAAATTTAAAATGGATGATTACATGACAGTGTTTTACCAACCGTAGAATAGGAGAAGCAAATGGCTGAGATTTCTCAGAGGGAAGTGAAAGCAATGAAGGAGGGGTATTGATAATGGATATATTGCTAATATTATTAAGTTTATTTGGAGGTTTCTGGCTTTGGCTTTTATAATTGTCCATGTTGAAGACCCCAATGATATAGAATCATACCAACCTATGCCTGACATAGAAGGAATGAACATAGAAGTATTTGATTCTTCAACGTCAGCTTTTCATTTTATAGAAGACATGGGTATGGGAACCTTTGAAAATATAAGAGTGATGAGGGTGCAGTGAAGAAAATAATGATTAGTCTAGGCTATCTGTTCTTTGCTGTTTCACCTGCAAAAGCAGATGATTTTATCTGTCTGGTTGAGGCAATCTACCATGAAGCTAGATCAGAAAGTATCACAGGAATGGTAGCAGTTGCTAATGTTATACTAAGCAGAACAGCCAGCAAGAAATATCCTGATAATATCTGTGGTGTAGTACACCAGGGAAAATATTGGGAGGGCAACCCGGTAAGAAACAGATGTCAGTTTTCTTATTGGTGTGATGGCAGAACAGAAAAGTATAGAGACATAGCTGCCTTGAAAAAAAGTATTACAGTTGCAGAAATGTCACTCATAGGATTACAAGTCAAGCAGACAGTCAATGCTACCCATTATCATGCCGCCTATGTTGCACCTAAATGGTCTAGTTCCGGCAGGTTTGTTAGGCTTGGTCAAATAGGCAAGCATATATTTTATCTTGACAAAGGTAATTAAATAATGTATACTAATTAGTAATTATTAAGGGATAAAGAAAATGAATAATGATATTGATATAAGAGATAAACAAATAATACAATTAAAAAATCAAATAAAAGAACTACTTAGTAGCAATAAAAAATTAAGAGAAGATTTGTCTATAGCAAAACAATCTAAAAATAGCAGAAGATGGGTAGAGTTAAATGACTAAGAACTTATGGCAGAAAGAGCGCAATCATTTATTCAGAGAAATAACCAAACAATATATTGATGAAGGATATTCTCCAAGAGAATCCAAGAGGTTTGCCAAGCGGGAGATAGATGAAATTATGGAAGACAAAGAAGATTTTGTCCAGAATCTTTGGGAGGAGATCTATACTGATGATTAAGTGGAGTGTCTTTTTAAAAAAGAAAAGGAAGGATATTATTATTGATGTTTTTGAAACAAAAAAGGAGGCAGTAGATGAATTAAAAAACAGAAAAGAACTATGCCGAATGCTTGATGTAAATCCAAGCACAGCTTACAAAATAAGAAAGGTAAAGGAATGAATGGTCAATGGGGTAAACGTGGAGAGTGTCCTGAGTGCGGTTCCAGTGATGGAAACGTTGAGCATTCAGACGGTCATTCATATTGTTTTGCTTGTGAAACGAGGTTTAATGAAATGGTAGAAAAAGCAAAGGTAATACCAATGTCAGAATCATCTTCAGGTATAAAAAGCAAGGGTATCTTTGGCGATATTCCTGATCGTAAGATTACCAAAGACACAGCTAAAGTTTTTAGTACTGAAATTAAACAAACAGGAAGTATGATTACCCACCACATCTATAAGTATTTTGATGGAGATGGAAACCATATTGCCAACAAGGTTAGAGAGGTGCAGAATAAACGCTTCTGGTCAGAGGGCAATCTCCAGGCTGCTGGTCTGTTTGGTCAGAACCTATTCAACCAGGGAGGAAAGTTTGTAACCCTGTGTGAGGGCGAGATAGATGCCATGTCAGCTTATCAAATGCTTGGCTCTAAGTGGCCTGTTATCTCTGTGAAGAGCGGAGCGGCGTCAGCTTTTGAAAACTGCAAGCAGTCCTTACAATACCTAAATAAGTTTGAAACCGTTGTACTGTGCTTTGACAATGATGTGCAAGGCAAGAAAGCCAGCCAGAAAGTAGCACAATTGTTTGAACCAAACAAATGCAAGATTGTAAATCTTGACATGAAAGATGCCAACGAGTATCTCAAGACAGGACAGAAAGAGAAGTTCACCAATGCATGGTGGAATGCCAAGGCGTACACACCGGCAGGTATTATTAATCTAGCTGATCTTGGTGATTCATTATTTGAAGAAGACTATTGTGAGACTTGTCTTTACCCCTGGCCTAAAATGAATGAGAAGACCTATGGTATTAGAACAGGGGAGCTTGTATGTTTTACCAGCGGTGCTGGCATGGGCAAGTCAAGTATTATCAGAGAGCTTATGCATCATATTATGTTGAGTACCAAAGACAATATTGGTGTGTTGTGTATGGAGGAGAACACTAAAAATACAGCGTTCAATATCATGTCGGTAGAAGCCAGTTCCAGACTTTATATTAGAGAAATCAGGAAAGAGTACACTAAGAAACAGCTAAGAGAATGGCAGGATAAGACCGTTGGCTCTGGCAGATTCTTTGCCTTTGATCACTTTGGTTCTATCTCCAATGATGAGATACTAGATCGTGTTAGGTATATGGCTAAAGCCCTAGATTGCAAGTGGGTTTTTCTAGACCACTTATCCATACTGGTGTCAGGTAATGAAGAGTTTGGGGATGAGAGAAAGTCCATTGATGTTCTTATGACCAAGCTAAGATCTCTGGTGGAAGAAACGGGGATTGCCTTGCTGCTTGTCTCCCACCTGCGTAGGCCAACAGGAGACAAAGGGCATGAGGATGGCAGGGAAGTGTCTCTCTCACACCTAAGAGGATCAGCCAGCATAGCACACCTATCTGACAGTGTGGTGGCTATGGAAAGAAACCAACAGGCAGATGATGAGACTGAAGCTAATACAACCACAATAAGAGTCCTTAAAAATAGGTATACCGGAGACACTGGTATAGCATGTTATCTTTATTACGACAAAGAGACAGGAAGGATGTCTCAAGTTGATAATCCCTTCTTGGAGAATGATGATGCCATATAAAGACCCAGAAAAACAAAAGGAAATGCACAAATTATATCTTTTTAGCTAATAGAATAAAGGAGTTAGCAAATGGTAAGAAAACCCTTCAGCAAAGATGAGTATGACAAAGCAGATACGCCAGCAAAGAAACAAATGCTGGGTTGGTTGGGTCATAATATACCTGATCTTATCACTGATTCAGAAGAGAACTTTGGCTTTGATATTAGAGGGTATCTTGATAGTAGTTCCAGCAATCACTTCTATGAAGTTGAAGTCAAGTGGGGATGGAAAGGAGATTGGCCTGAGAGTTGGAAAGAATTACGCATTCCCCACAGAAAGAAAAGACTGCTGGATAAATGGCAGAAAGATTTTAGAAATGCTGACTTAACCTTTGTTGTTTTCAGAGGAGACTTCAAAAGAGCATGGCATGTCCCAGGAGATGTGCTTCTTGAATCTGAAGTCAAGGAAGCATACAATAAAAATATAGCAAAAGGAGAAAAGTTTTTTCATGTTCGTACGGATTTAATTTACCAAGTGGATATGACCTATGACAACAGCGATAGTTGATATTGAAACAGACAGTTTAAATCCAACTAAGATACACTGTATTGTAGCTAGAGAATATCCTTCTGGAAAGGAAAGAGTATGGATTAAAGATCAATGTACAGATTTTGGGAGATGGTCAGGGCTGATAGATCAGTTCATCATGCATAATGGTGTCAGCTTTGATGCTCCCATTCTCAACAGATTCACAGGTTCTAATATTAAACTCTCTCAAATAAAGGATACTCTTATTGAGTCTCAACTATATAATCCTGTTAGAGAAGGAGGGCATTCTCTGGGAGCATGGGGAGACAGGCTTGGCTTTCCCAAGGGAGAGCATGAAGACTTCTCCCGCTTTACCCCAGAGATGCTGGCTTACTGCCGCACTGATACCGAACTTACCAGTAAAGTATCTGGTACTTTATTGGGTGAGGGCTATTCTTTTTCAGATAGATCTTATGATCTGGAAAGAAAAGTCAGAGCAATTATAAACCGCCAGGAAAAGAATGGTTTTGCTTTCAACATTAAAGATGCAATTATTCTTCTTGCTCAGTTACAGGATGAGGAACACCGACTAGAACAGGAAGCCAAAGAAATATTTAAACCTGCCATAACATACTCTCCGGTGCGGAAGGTACGAAAAGAGACAGAGTTCAACATTGCTTCTCGCAAACAGATTGCGGAGCGTCTGATTGAAAAAGGATGGGAACCCAAACATAAAACAGACAAAGACAATGTTATTATTTCAGAAGAAATTCTATCGAAGATTAATATGCCAGAAGCACAGATGTTCAGTAGATACTTTCTTCTTCAGAAACGGACAGGACTTCTCAAAGCATGGATACAGGGGTGTCAGGAAGACAATAGGGTGCGAGGGAAGGTGCTTACTTTACGCACCATAACAGGCAGGATGGCACATAACAGCCCTAACATGGCTCAAGTGCCAGCCATATACAGTCCTTATGGCAAGGAATGCAGAGGATTATGGACAGTATCAAATCCTAATACTCATGTACTTATGGGAACAGATGCATCAGGATTAGAGGTAAGGTGTCTGGCTCATTATATGAAAGATGAAAAGTTTACCTATGAAGTTCTTAATGGAGATGTACACACAGCTAATATGAAAGCTGCTGGTTTGGCTAATAGAGATCAGGCAAAGACATTCATCTATGCTTTCCTGTATGGAGCAGGTGCTGCTAAGATAGGAAAGATTGTTGGTGGCAAAGCCAGCCAAGGTCAGGTTCTTATTGATAGATTCCTTCAACATCTTCCTGCACTTAAAAGATTAAGAACAAATATCCAAGAGGCGGCACAAGAGAAAACTATTCCAGCGTTAGATGGCAGACGATTGCATATCAGATCAGCCCATACAAGTCTTAATACTCTTCTACAGGGAGCCGGTGCAATTATCTGCAAAGAATGGCTTGTCCATATGGATATACTTATCAGAAGGAGAGGGCTGGATGCCAAACTTGTTGCTTCCATCCATGATGAGTACCAGTTTGAGGTAGCCCGAAAAGACAGAGATGCTATGGGAATGGTAGCAAAGAAAGCTATGGAGGAAACAACTGAATCTCTTAATATGAAATGTCCTCTTGATTGTGAACATAAGTCAGGACAGACATGGGCAGAGACACATTAATTAAATTAATACTTGACATACTAATTATTATGTGCTATACTTTTGTAATAACAACAAAAGGAGGTAAATTGAAAAGATCTTAATATTAATTTTCACGTTACAACAGCGTAACTTTTAAAAGGAGACAAAAGAAATGAACGATCCTATTTTTCTTACTGGTAAGTGCCACTATGCTTGTATTATTGAACCCAATACGAAGTTCGATCCTGTCTGGTCTATCCAGATTGAGGTAGATGATGATAATCGTCCCACCATTGAGGATGCTGGGCTACCTATCAATAATAAAGGCGATGACCGTAATGACTTTGTAACCATTAAACGCAAAGTAATGCGTAAGGATGGCACTTCTCGTAGACCTCCTATTGTTAAAGATTCACAGAATAATCTGTGGAATGACAAGCTCATTGGAAACGGCAGTGTAGTGAATGTTAAAGCTGTGCCTTTTGAGTGGGATTATGCGGGTAAGACAGGCGTATCTGCTGACTTAGCTGCGGTGCAAGTAGTAGACTTAATCGAATACGCCGGTAGCGGTGTAGGAGACTTTGATGTAGTAAAGGGTGGCTATGTCAGTGATGAAGAAATACCCTTTGGTTAATCCTTTGTTCAACTGAGGACTTGGAGGGGCAGTAAAACGTCCCTCCATTTTTTATATTATGAAAAAAATAAACACACTTGTAGATGATATTTATGATCTGTTCTCTCCTGGTCCTGTTACTATGGAAGAGAAAGAGGTTGATAAACATATAGATACTTTTGGTGAAATGCTGAAGATTCACCTTAAAGAATTTTTGTGTGAAGAACCAAGAGCATCTGGAAAACTAAGACTTTCCCAAATAGGAAAACCAGATAGACAACTATGGTATGATATTAATACCAAAAAAGATGTTCCTCCATTAAATGGCAGTACAAAGATTAAGTTTTTGTATGGGTATATTCTTGAAGAACTTCTTCTGGTGTTGTCTTCCATAGCAGGGCATAAAGTAACAGACCAGCAAAAGAGAGTGGTTGTCGAGGGTGTGGTTGGGCATCAGGATTCAATGATTGATGGTATTCTTGTTGACTGCAAGAGTGCATCTGGCCCTAGCTTTCAGAAGTTTAAGAATAATAATCTATTGGAAGATGATCCCTTTGGGTATATCGCACAGATTTCAGCGTATGCTCATGCAAATAATGTTAAAGAGGGAGCCTTTCTTGTCATAGATAAATCTACTGGTGAGATTTGTCTGGCACCTGTTCATGGAATGGAGATGATCAACGCCAAGACAAGAGTCCAATTTCTTAAAAAGATGGTAGCTACCAAGCATGTTCCTAATAAGTGTTACGAACCCACACCAGATGGGAAGTCCGGTAATTTAAAACTTCCTTTTGGCTGTGTTTATTGCAGTCATAAAAAAGAATGCTGGTCAGACGCCAACCAAGGAAAAGGCATCCGGGTATTTAAATATGCACAGGGCAGAAGGTACTTAGTCCAGGTTGGAAAAGAACCCGATGTCCCTGAAATAATGGATTGGTAATGCATTGGAAGTATGCCGGTAAGCCTGATCTAAATCAATTTGGATTTGTCTATATCATAACTAATAAGAAAACAGGTAAAGCTTACATTGGCTGTAAGCAATACCATAACTATAAAAAATACAAAGGCAAAACTAAAAAAACTGAATCCAACTGGAAGCTTTATATGGGATCTTCTAAACATCTGCTGGAAGATATCAAAAAGCTTGGCAAAAGCAGTTTCACATTTAAGATCATAGCAGAATTTAAAAACAAACGGAGTCTAAGATATTACGAATGCTGTTATCAAATGAAATATAATGTATTGACCTCTCTCTTGGAAGACACAGATGAACCTGCATTCTATAACAATTATGTGGGCGGTAAATTTTACAGGCCGGTTCAATGCCATGATGTTTGAGACTTCTGTTGAACCTCTATATGACTTAACTTCCAATAACCCACCGCAAAGTCTTTATATTGCTGTGGTTATCCAGGCACTGCTAGATGCTACCAAACCTAAACTTGCAGATGAAGATAATGAAATTATATTAAACAGAGATAGAGCTTGTGCGTGGTTCTTTACTTCGGTTGGAGTTACTTGTGAAGATTTTGAAACTATATGCTATTATGCTGGGTTAGAACCTAAAAAAGTTAGAACATTCGCATATAATGTAATTAATAAAGGAGATACTGAAGATGTCAGAAGAAAGCTCAGTTCACTTATCTACTGATCCTTTAACCAAGCAAGTTGGTGGGTCACATTATAAAAGCTGTGGTATCCAGCCAGTAGAATACATTCATGCCAATGATTTAAATTATTTTGAAGGTAATGTTATTAAATATATTACCAGACATAGAACCAAAGGAGATGGAAGAAAAGATATAGAAAAAGTTATACATTATGCAGAGTTAATTCTTCAATTAGAATATGGTGACAAAGACTCTCAATTAATCTTTAATCTTTCAAACAAAAAAGGAATTGTTTAATGATGACCAGTTATGGGCCTAAAATACCTGTGTGCGAATCATTACATGCAATGAAATATAGATTGCCTAACGAAAGCTTTGAAGAATCCAAGGCTAGAGAGGCAGCAGCAATGGGAGATAATGATGAACACAGAAAACAGTACAAAGATATTATCTTGGATCAAAGGTTTATGGCGGCGGGTAGAGTACAGGCGGCTATGGGATCGCCAAGGAATGTTACGGCGTATAATTGCTTTGTTAGTGGCCTCATTGAAGACTCTATGGATTCGATTATGCAACGAGCCTCTGAAGCTGCTGAAACAATGCGTAGAGGAGGCGGGATTGGCTATGATTTCAGTCGTATTCGCCCTTGTGGTGATAGGATTGTGTCTCTTGATAGCTCTGCCAGCGGTCCTGTATCATTCATGCACATATATGATGCAGTATGTCGCACAATTCTTTCGGCGGGACACAGAAGAGGGGCAATGATGGGAGTTCTGCGTGTGGATCATCCTGACATAGAGGAGTTCATACGAGCCAAGAAGAACGACAACCAGCTAACCAATTTTAATATTTCTGTGGGTGTAACAGATGAGTTTATGGATGCTGTATCCAAGAACAAACCTTTCATGCTCCGGTTTAAGAACCAGAATCATGGTGAGATAGATGCCTCTATGCTCTGGGATGAGATCATGCGTAACAACTGGGATTGGGCAGAGCCTGGGATTCTATTCATAGATCGTATCAATGAGAATAATAATCTTCATTACTGTGAAGTTATAGAAGCAACTAATCCTTGCGGTGAACAGCCCCTTCCTCCCTTTGGAGCCTGTCTACTGGGGAGTTTTAATCTTGTGAAGTACATAACTGTAGTAAACAACCCTTACCTTACTGAAAAAGAGGAGGAGAACTACTTTAACTTCAAACAACTCAAGGAGGACATCCCTCATGTTGTTCGTGCTATTGACAATGTTATTGATAGGACTGAGTACCCTCTTGATGCTCAGTCTAAAGAAGCAAAGAGGAAACGTAGGATGGGGCTTGGTATTACTGGGCTTGCCAATGTTTTAACTTTGCTGGGCTTTAAATATGGTTCTCTTGAAGCAGTTAAATTTACTCGTAAAGTTATGAAGACCTTAACGTATGAGGCTTACAGCGCCAGTGCCGATCTAGCCACAGAGAAAGGAAGCTTCCCATTCTTCAAACCTAACTATCTGGACAGTGAGTTTGTCAAAAGCTTTCCAAAAGATTTACAGGACAAGCTGCGTCAATGTGGTATGAGAAATAGCCATCTTATTTCTGTTGCTCCCACAGGTACTATTAGTTTTACTGCTGACAATATCAGTTCGGGTATCGAACCTGTGTTTGCATTGGAGTATGACCGTACAGTACAGACTGAGGAAGGCACTTCCATCATTAAGATGCAGGATTATGTCTATCGTAACTACGGTTTGAGATGTGAGGTATCCGGTGATCTTAATGTAGATGATCATCTGGCTATGCAGATAGCAGTACAGCCCTATGTAGACTCTGCTGTTAGTAAAACTATCAATGTAGGCGATAGTGTAACCTTTGAAGAGTTCAAGGATGTCTATATCAAAGCATGGAGAGGAAAGCTCAAGGGAGTTACAACCTTCAGAGCAGCAGGTAAACGCTATGGTATTCTTAATGCTGTAGAAGAACAGGAAGGCATGGCTTGTTTTGTTGACCCAGGAACCGGCAATAAAGAATGTGGATAATATTTAAAAAAAAGCTTGACAAGTTATTAAAAGTATAGTATACTATACAGATAGAATGCCAATAATGGGTTCTATAATATCTTGCTTGAAAGGAGATATATTATGAATGTAACACTTGAATGGGACAAGAGGTTTTCTGAACTTGCTCCTCATAACTCTTTTAATAATTTTCAAAGATGGTCACTTGGCTATGATAAAGTATTTAGAGCTATGGTGGAAGCAACAAAAATAGGTTCTCAAACCTATCCTCCCCATAATCTTATCAAGGAGTCTGAAACTGAATATAGGTTAGAGCTTGCAGTTGCGGGGTTTAAGCAAGAAGATGTGAGTATAGTTCAAAAAGAATTAGAACTAACCATCAGCGGCACTAACAGCAATAAAGAAGAAGAGAAGAATGTTCTTCATAAAGGGATTGCCAGTAGATCATTCAGCAAAACCTTTTATCTTTCTGATAGAATTGAAGTTACTGAAGCTTCTTTTGAAGATGGAATGATTATAATTAAACTTAATCAAAATATTCCAGAAGACAAGAAACCTAAATTCATAGAATTTAAATAACAACGTGGGGAGATAGCCATCACTGATGGTTGTCTTCCCCTTCTTTTATGAGGAAACAAAAAATGATAAGTGCGAATCAAAGTATACCTACAATTTATATTGGGTATGATCCTAGAGAAGACGAGCCATATGAAATATTAAAATATACAGCATTAAAACATGCATCAGGACCATTAAATGTTTATCCTATTAAACAGCATTTGTTAAGACAAATTGGTTTATATAGACGAGCATGGCAGCTTGGCAGTAGTAGGCTACCAAGTGGTAACACACCTAAAGAAATTCAACATCGTGATGAAGCAGATGGACGACCATTCGCAACTGACTTTTCCTTTTCACGATTCCTAACTCCATTCTTACACAGATTAGAAGGATGGGCATTGTTTATGGATTGTGATATGTATTTTAGAAGTGATCCATTAGAGTTATTTGAAAAGTACAATGATCCAAAATATGCATTATATTGTGTTAAACATAATCATACCCAGGCAAGTAATGAAACTCACAAAATGTATGGGAACGAACAGTATCAATACAATCGCAAAAATTGGTCATCAGTAATGTTATTCAACTGTGAGCATGAGGCACACAAATATCTAACCGTAGATGATGTTAGTACAAAAACTGG